CCTGACTTGTTCGTCAAGAAAGGGGACAGACTCACTGTGGAGAATGGTAAGGTAGCTGTTGAGGTTACTGATCGTAAGGAAGACTACAATGATTTCTGGTATAACAGTGAGGATGTGATGGAGTATTCTTATGAATCACCCAACACACCTGAGTATGGACAAGACCCTAGTCAGGATATCTAATGCCCAGAACTAAGAAAAAATGGGAAGTGAACGTGCTTTCCAAGATACACCACAAGATGCAATGGACTAAGTTCCACGCATCCAGTGTAGACCCTGCAACTGCTGTTAAACAAGCATTTGCTAAGTATCCTGACCTTACGACAATCCTTATAAATCTAGAGGAGTTAAGCCCTACCAAGGACACCGATGAAGGATCAGAATAGTATAACTGATAAAGAATCTGCTAAGGACAAATGGTTCAGAGCACATTCTATATTCCTTGAGTCATTGCATAAACCAGACAATGTACTCAGGTCGTGTGCACATAATCAGAAGTGTTACAATGAGTTGATGGAAATACGTGATCAAATGTTAGAACTAGCTAAAACCCTTCAAAACCCGCACTAGCGGGTTTTTTATTAGTTACTCTTAAAGTAACTGATCATTTGCTCACTTGGTTTGATACACTGTAGTGCTGCGTCCTCAGTGTCAGCATCCATACGTGGTAGTCTGCTAGCCCACGTGGTAGCAATATATTTCCTACCACTCAAGGGAGGATTGCCACGATGCACGTGTGTGTATGATGCTGGAAATATTACTGTCTTACCCTTCTCTGGTTTAATCCTGATGCCTTGAGCAATGAATTCAGTCTCACCACCATCTACGTCATTTAAGTATGTGATGAAGACAAACTCTCTGTCTTGGACAAAGTAACCAGCATTATCATAGTGCCAAGCGTGGAAACCTTCACCTGGATTTGTTATTTGTACCTTAGCAGCACTCATCCAGAAGTCACCACGTGCTAATTGACTGAATTCTTCTAGGTATTGTCTGGTTGCTAGTTTAGACCATCCACTTAGCAGTGTATTCCTAACGCTAGGTGATGTCCCTTCAGTCATCCAAAAGAACCAGTCATTTCTATTATACTTCTGCGACTCCAGATTACTACCAGTTACTTCATTATTGATTTCACCTTGGTATAATTGGTCAGCGTATGCCATAAGCATATCACAGAACTCAGGAGGCACGTGGTTAGGATACTCACGTATAAATGTCTCGTGGTCTTTACTGTGCTTGATTACCTTACGCTCTGGTCTCATTGGTTCACGTAACCGTCGGTGTTCAGTTACCATAGTATCGTAGTCTCTATCCATCTTGGTGACCACCATCAAATACAAATGTCATAGCTTTAGTTCTGTCATCAAATGGAACTATTTTGCCTGAATCACAACGCACGTGCCATTTATCACCGATCTGTGTTATAATGTGTGAGAACATTTGAAACTCTAGATCTTCCAATGATTTTTCACAGTCCTTGCAACTCATAAATAGTCCTCGCGTGCTTACTACTAATTATACCACATATGGATCTACCTATCAACGATTCAGAACTAGAGACGATCATTAAATCATTAACACTGGGAGGTGATACAGCACTCTACAACAAATTAAAACTAGTAAGTGAGTTGAAAGCACTAGGAAAACCATACAAGAAGATATTAAGAGAACAGTACAACATCGTTTGCTAAACTATGCGACTCGGTATTATGTGTTCTGGTAACGGAACAAACTTTGAGAACATTGTTAGAACTTGTACAAAAGATGAAGTTGTGTTGATGATACACAACAAAAAGAAATGTGGTGCTGCTAAGAGAGCAGACAAATTAGGTATACCACATTGTCATATCAGTCACGAAGATGAAGACCAGATCATCCAATTAATGCAAGCGTGGAGAGTAGAGCTCATCATACTTGCAGGATGGATGAGAATAGTATCACCTAAGCTCATAAATGCATTCTCTGAACGCATAATTAATGTACATCCGTCATTACTACCAAAGTATAAGGGATTACACGCAGTAGAACAGGCATTAGAGAGTGGAGATACGGAAACTGGAGCTAGCGTGCACTTTGTTGATGAAGGACTAGACACTGGTCAGGTCATCATACAACAATCAGTACCTATTGAACCTGATGATACGGTTGAATCATTGACTCGTAGAATACAATTGATGGAGTATTCTATTTTACCTGTTGCAATTAATGAACTAAGATAATGGAACATTTAATCACACCAATTAATACTGGCAAGGTTAAGACTGTCTTCGATGTTGATGGAGATGCTCAGAGAGTATACATCCGATATGAAGATAGAATCACAGCATTTGAGGGTGAAAGAATTGATTACCCTGAGAATAAGGGATCAATTTGTTGTCTCATCTCAGCATTATTATTTGAAATGTGTGAGAAGAATGGTATTAAGACTCATTTTATTGAGCTACCATCACTCAACACAATGTTGTGTCGTAAGTTGACCATCATACCATTAGAAGTGATTGTACGTAACATTGCTGCTGGTAGTATTGTCAAGAACACTAACATCAATGAAGGACAATTAATAAACCCACCGATCGTAGAATACTTCCTTAAAGATGATGCTAAGGGTGATCCATTACTAACAATGGATAGAGTACGATTGATGGGTATTGATCCTGAGCCATTAAAAGAGCGTGCACTTGCAGTTAACTATCAATTACAATCATTGTTCACACTAATGGGCATTGATTTAGTTGATTTTAAACTAGAGTTTGGCTTTGATGCTCACGGTGATCTATTTTTAGGTGATGAACTATCACCAGATAATATGAGATTGTGGAAGAAGGATACTAAAGAAAGATTTGACAAAGATTTGTTCAGAAAGGATGAGGGTGATGTTGTTGAAGCATATCGGAAAATATTAATGCAACTACGTCAATTTGTACCACAATGAAGTATCAGGTAGATATAGATGCAGGTAATGCATTTGTAGAGCGATTAAAAGAGAAAGCACCTAGTATTGGTGGATTTGGTGGTGCATTTAGAATACCTAGTGGGTATGAGAAACCTGTCTTAGTATCTGGTGCTGATGGTGTTGGTACTAAGATTAATATTGCAAGAGTATTCAATGATTACACAACCATAGGACAAGATCTTGTGGCTATGTGTGTCAATGATGTCATCTGCACTGGTGCTACACCATTATATTTCCTAGATTATATCTCTACCAAGAAAATAGATGCTAGTGTAGCAGATATTATGGTGGGCATCCTTAGAGGATGTGAGATAGCAGAGATGGAGTTACTAGGAGGAGAAACAGCAGAGCATTGGAGGCAGAGTGAGTATGATCTTGCTGGTTTCTGCACTGGTATTGTAGAAGAGAATGAAATACTAGATGGAAGACTGATCAAACCAGGTGATAAGATCATTGGTCTACCTAGTAGTGGTCTTCATAGTAATGGTTATACTTTGATCAATGATATGTTGTGGAGGCAGAAGATATATTACAGAGATCTGCCTGAGTTATTAACACCAACAACAATCTATTGGCCACAAGTTAAAGAATTAATGAATGAGATACCTATACTTGGTATGGCTCATATTACTGGTGGTGGTATACCTGAAAACTTACCACGTTGTTTACCAAGAGGATTAAATGCTGATGTAGAATATACTTGGGAAAGACCAGAGATATTCAATAAGATACAACAAGCAGGAGATATTGAAGAGAATGAAATGAGAAGAGTATTTAATCTTGGTATTGGATTTTGTTTAGTTGTGCCTAATGAAATCAATGATTTAGATGATAATCAAATTGGTGTTGTGACATTATAAGACCCCTGCTACGATGTAACAGGGGTCAGTGGGCGGTATTTAAACTGGACTATTCTGTTTTGTTTACCTTAACAACTCGCTGCATACTTGTCTGCAACTAGTCTCCGTACCATCATCGCAATCAATTAAGCACTCAAAGTAATTGTTGATCATATCATCTGTATGATTGAGCTGATCTTCTGATTCTTTCCAACTTGCTAGTTGATTGAACGAGATGATATTATGTTTGCTCATTAACTTTAAACCTCACTAAGTGAACTACATAACAAAATGATTTGGGTACATCTTGTTGTTCCCTAATTCTACCACTATTTATGTCAGAAAACACTGACAGAGACTAAGTACTTAACCTCTTGTAAAGGGGTATTTATACCGAGGTTTACACATCCCACTACCTATGGTATAATACACAAGTGAATCAATCCTTTATTCAATGCACCTGATCCTAACGCTACTTTGTATTGGTCTCATTGCACTTGCACTAATTTATTCAATCATCCAACATTACAACCCGCATTGATTATGAGTTTTAGTAATAGAAAGTTAACAAAACATCAGATTAAAACACGATGGTATTATTGGTTTTGGTCTATTTGTGCGGTGGCGGTCGTCGGCGGTCAGGTCTATGTTGGTTCTGGCTACAGACAAATGTCCAAATCATTTGATAGAATCATAGATACAATTGTCGTCACATTGGAATTAGAAACAAATGGATACCCTTTCAGGTATGCACCACGTGAAATGCCATTGCACGATGATCATCCAATGGTAATTAAATGATTACTACACTGTTTCCATTCTTATTTGCCATCGCATTAGTATCAGCGATGCACTACACTTGGCCAATTAAATATAGACGCTAATGACTACACCAACAGAACGTTTACACAATGATATGCGTAAACAAACAGAATCATACGAGCAATTACTAGCAAGGTTTCGTAAACGCACCGATCAACTAAGCAAAGAGCAAGGTGAACTCGATGAAGCATACGAAAAATGGTTAAAACTTGATAGAGAATTGAATCGCCTTGAAGGATCAATTCAAGCAATTGAATACTGTGCCTATGGCAAATTGCCTGGTGACGGTAATCACGATGGAATGAAAGATCATACACCTAAAGCACACAATATGTAAAATGTGGGATTCAATTATACATTACAGAATCGCAACTCCTATCGTAGAGTTTGCAACCCTCGCCATTGGTTTAATATGGCTATGGGTATTACTAGGATACATTGGAGGCAATCCTAAATGACAATTACATACAGAGAGTTGATGACCAAGTTATCTACTATGACACTCGATGAAATGAATGAACCAGTAGATATGGAATGGTTAACAACAACAGTAGATACACCAATCACATCTAACAGTGATACATTACGTGAATACTTCTCACCTAATGAATGGAAAGCAATTAAGGATGCAGTATCAGCAGAAGCACTATGTGCTCACGAAGATGATACTGAACCCTTCAATTCTGTTGCTAGAAAGATCAACAAACTCATAGACATACCTAATCAAATGGGTAACTATGGGCTGAATGATGTAGAAGTCTATGATACATTAAATGACCCAATGGGAGGCAATTAGTAGACATTACGCGGAATGGCACACTCATTGGTATCACTATGAGGTTTTCCACAACCCTGTGGAAAACTATTGACATACCTGTGGAAAAACTCTCTTTTTTTAAATGTTAAATAAATCAGAGTAGTCTGTTCTATTCATCTCTTAAGTGTGAGACTTTTAGGGATCTAAGCCCGAAGTCTATCGAAAAGTCAAGCAAAAAGCAAGAAAGTTAAAATATTGAAATATTGAGAAAGTCAAAATACTTAAAAAGTGAATATTTTAAGATTTAAGATTTAAAAGTATTGACAGATCCTTTAAATAGTGGTATTATAACAGTATCACAAAGAATTAAACAATGGCTGAGACTTATTCAGAGTTACCTTCCAGTGCAATTGAGTTTTTAGAGTTAGATTGGGATACAAATACTGTTAAAATAGTATATAAATCTAATTTAAATAAACAATATCATTATAAATGTGAAGACTTAGATGAATTTCAGTCAGCATTTATGACACTGTGTGGAAAACTCGAAGCAGAGCAAGATCGAGACGATGACGATCAAGTGGTCGAAGACATAACTGACACAATCGAAAGGGAGGATGCCTCAATCGGCAAATTCATCAACGAGAGACGACAGTTGGGCAATTTGAAAATTGACACAATCCTAACACAGCACGAGGATATGTTGGATAAGGGATGGGACGGTTTCGTAGGTAGCACAGTGCCAGAGGGAGCACTGGTCAACGTGGATATGGCAGGGGATATTGTAACAAATGTTGATCAAGAAGAAAAAACTCAGCTGCCCGTGGACAGTTGACAAAGTGGCACAAGGTTTGATGCAGGGGTGGGGTGAGCGTGTATAATTACAGTATGAGAAATCTTCAAATCACCGAAGCAGAAGAGACCGCCTTGGTCAACGCTCTGCTTTTCATCCAAGACCTCGGCATCCCTCCTCACCTTGAAGAGGATGAAGCGTTCGACTCCCTCTGGGATAAGGTCACGGATCCTGAACCCGCCGCATACTTCTAATGTACGGCGACCTCTACCCACCTCATTTCTACACCGATTTTGAACGAAACTCATTTCACCGAATTCTTCCCTCAACTCCAACAGAAGGGGTACACCCTGAGGGAGTGCGTCCACGGTCTAGGGTCAACGAAACCGACTCAGGAGATGCCAAGCATTTACACTGAGCGATATCCTGACCGCACCTATGATGATTACGTGGCAGACATCCACGATTATTTGAACGGTCTCTAAGACCGTTCTTTTTTTATGCATACGTATGTACTAGTCGGGCGGCTGGATTTTATTAGGTGGACAGTTCACAAACTGGTCTTTTTTACAACAATCCTGTTACATTTGATTTCCCTACCCCAGGTGGGAATGTATAATAGGATCAGTTCACACGAATTCCTTATGCGCAAAGTTGATCGCAAAATGCTAGACGCAATTGAGTCAGGTCGCAACTTCTCAGGTGGCAACCGACTAGTCAAGCATAACGACGACGGCATCACTCAGGTCTATTTCCACGGGCACCGCATCGCGGAGATTGACAAGGGTCAAGCAATCTGGATCAACAACTGCGGTTATTGGACAGTGACCACCAAGCAAATTCTAAATGAGATTTGCTTACGCTTTGCAAACTCCTGGTTGTATCAGCGTAAATTTGACTGGTTCGTTGAAAATCGTACCACCAAGCAGGTCACTGAGTATGTGGACGGATGGTTCAAACTTCCATTTGAAGAATACTACTCCGACGCATACTACGCCTAGAGCTAGCACGACCAGTTTGAAAACTGTCACAAGAGCACCCCACACGGGGTGCTTTTTTTGTATAATTAAAGAGTACACAAGCGAGGCATTATGAGCACACTTCATCACGAGGCAATCATTGAGGGAATTTATGAAGACCTCGTAGAAGAACTCAGAACCGACTTGCTCTTTATGGCACAGGACCAAATCGACGCAATCGTTCAGGAACGCTTCGAGGATCTCTGCCAGTGATCGAGACCTACGAGTTCAAATGTACTATCGAGGTAGGACCAGAGGATGATGTCCAATGGTCACACCTGCCTGAAGAAATTCAGGCATACCTCGACAGTGCATACTATGAGAACCAATCCAAGGTTCGCAAGTGGACAGTCAACAAACTGCCACAACCAATGCCCACTCGCTACTAAAATCGTGTATATTAAGAGAGTCCAAAACAGGAGACCATCTTGAACGAATTTGACACCGACGCTCTCACCGATTTAATTGATGAGAGTCTAAGGGATGAAGAACTGGTCACCCTTGACTGTGATGACTCAGTAATTGAAGCACTGATGCAAGAGGTCTTATGATCAGACTTGCAAACCGACTTCTCAAACCATTCAACCGCAAACTCGTAATTTTCAAGACCTATGCCTGAAACTCTCACCCGTCCCCAGTCAACCGAAATGTACAACGGTTGGACAAACTACGAAACCTGGAACGCTGCTCTTTGGATTCAAAACGACTCATCAAATTTTGAAGTCGCTTTTGGTTGCACCTCATATGCACAGTTCAAAGACAGAATCGGGGAACTAAGAACAGGGGACGGGGTAAGATGGGATGACCCAAAGATCGACACTGAAGAACTAGACGAGATGCTAGACGAATTCCACGACTAGCAGACAGTCTACAAAGTGTCCACCATAGCCCCCACTCTCACGGGTGGGGGTTTATAATTAAACTATGTTCACCCAACACTCTATGATCTCAGGCAACGGTTATCTCTGCTCCCCTTCAATGGAGGATTTCTGCAAGCGGATGGTCCGCCAAGAAATCGAGCAAGAGCAAATCAGATCTGAAATCAGGCAAGGTCTCAGACCTGCACCATCTCACCAAGACTGGGGAGTTTGGAACATTTCAGACAGACACTAAAATGCGAATCGCTCTTGCTTCTGTCGTTTTGGTTGTCGGGGTAATCCTCGGCAACTCCGTTATTTCCAATTTTCAGGAAATGCAAGAAACCAGAAACGACAAACTTTGCCAAATTGACCAATCCTTCTGCCAATGAACACCACGATCCGCTACTGGACCCCGTACACTCAGCAATGCAAGTACGCAAGTTTTCCAACTTACGAGCAAGCACTGAAAATGATTGAATTCTACCTCAGTTGTGGGGTACGGGCAGAGGTCAAGATCTAGGACAGTGACCCCTCGGACAGTTAACCGAGGGGTTTTTTGTATGGAAATCGACGCAATGCAATCTATAACGAACCAAACGAGAGAGAAAAAATATTTTGCGTGAAAAAAATCGTCTATATAGAAAATCGCCCTTAGAGTTTCTATGGCTAAGAAAACTTATTGGACAATTGCAGCACAACACAAAGGTAGTGCATTATCGTCTGGTGTGATATACTGGAGACAAGATTCGGTCTGGACAAAAACGAAAGACGACGCTCATCATTTTCGCAGTGCAGCGACGGCGGAGAAAACTTTGCCAGATATCCAAAACCTTCAACCCGAAGCATATGTCCTCAAAGTCAACCCAAACGCCCTCTGATAATACCAAGTGGTATGAAGAGGTAATCAACGAACTTCAACCGACACCTAATACAGAGTTAGAGAATCAAGTACAGGTTCTTATAAGGATGGTGGCGGAAATGGGAGAAAGGATTAATAAACTTGAGAATATGAATCTGTATTATAAGAAGCCTGGTGGAAAAGAGCATATGAAACTGGCAGATTATCTCCATACTGTAGAGGAACGGTTAAATAGTATAGAGATAAGGCAAGAACTTGACGTGTAATTGGCAAGCAGGTTTATCAATTAGTAGTCCATATGGGTCACCTTTTTCGTATGACGCTAGTGGATCGAATACTGCTGACAATGTATTAGGAAGTAATAACGACGAAATATATTTTGAGTATCTCTTTACATTAAACATTGTTACCTGTACCGATCAGGTAACTTGTCAGACTTATGCACCTGCAAGTATAAGGGTTACTGGAGAAGAGCAATATTTTACGTTATGGATATGCGATAGCACAACTAGTCGTATATCAGTGCGTAATGCATCAGGGCATTTTAAAGTAGGTGAAACAATTACTGCAGCCAATGGTGCTACAGGTACAGTAAAGGAATGGCATAATTTTCGAGAGTCAAATGGGTTAGACATCATAGAACTGGATAATCCCTCTGGTAATTTTCCAGGAGAGACAGTAACTGGTTCAGAAACGAGCGCGACCGCCGATTGCGTGGCAGGGTGGTTCGATACCCCTGGGAGTCAGATAGTAGGAGGTCAACCAGTAACCACAGAACCCGTAATAGCGTCGTTAAGTGGGTTTTATGCTTACCCTAAGAAAGTATCCTATACGAAGTACCTAAAACCAAAATGTGATACCCTTGTAGACGTTTCTGGACCTGTAGGAGAATATGGGGATGCAGAGAAAGGGGTTAGAGATTCCTTTGGTACTAATTCTAATAACTGTGAGTTTAAATCTCTAGGACAAGAGACTATCGATGCCTATAAGGACGTTTGGGGTACAACCGAAACAGCAGTTAGTAGAGAATCAACGTGGCCTGTTGCTGCTAATACAGGAATTTACATAAAACAACCTATACTGGGAGTTGACAGTGATGGTGTAGAGATCGAATTAAAAAATAAAAAGAACGAAAAATTAGAGAAACAACTAGGAAAAGCATTTGATGATTTCTTTGATCGTATATTAGGGTGTGATGATAGAAGATTTAACTCTCCTCAAGACTTCCAACAGCAATGGGAGCAAGTAACTGATCTAGTTGATACAAAATTCCAACGTGATACTATTATAGAGAATACAGTAGACGTTGGTACAGCAATAACAGATCTTCCTTTAGAGCCTGATGTGGGTGATCAGGCAGAAATGTACAGGGAGATGAGGACATACCACTGTCAAATGAAGAATGTAATTGATAATGCTATAGCAATAAGTG